TTTGGATTTTATAAAAATCCTTGGCAAAATATAATAAAAATCCAAAATATTGAATATTGTATAATAATTCTTGATTTTTATTAAGGGCAAATTTAGGAAAAAAACAGGTTCGATAATTTCAAAAAGGGTTTCCTGAAGTAAACTTTTTGGATTTTATAAAAAATCCTTGGCAAAATATAATAAAAATCCAAAATATTGAATATTGTATAATAATTCTTGATTTTTATTAAGGTCGTATTTAGAGAAAAAAAAGTTCGAAAGGCTTCAAAATGGTTTTCCTGAAAATTTTTGTTTTTTGATTTTAAAAATTTGTAAACTTTTTGGATTTTATAAAAATCCTTGGCAAAATATAATAAAAATCCAAAATATTGAATATTGTATAATAATTCTTGATTTTTATTATAAATAATATAAATATAATGTATAATATAAATAAATGCCAATTTACAGCTGCGAAATATGTCAATTTAATACTACTTATAAACATGTTTATAACAACCACTTGAAATCCAAAAAACACCAGGAAATGTTAAATCCTAAGGAAAACACGCGATATTTTAAATGTTTTCAGTGTAAAAAAATATACACGACACATTCGGGGTTGTGGAGGCATTCCAAAACATGTAAACCGCCGGTAGAAGACAGCCAAAATCCAGTAATTACGACGGAATTGTTTCAACAAATGATTGAATCCAATGCCCAACTCCACAATGATATCAAAGAGCTCAAAGAGGCCCAAGAAAAGACCCTGACCGTTCCATCCACCGTGACGAATAATACCAACAACACCACCAACAATAACAATATTCATATTTATCTGAACACGCACTGTAGTAATGCTATGACGATTGACCAGTTTGTGGATTCCATGAAATTTGTCAAGGACGATTACAACGAAATCGACCGCAACCGGTTTTATTACCAGGGCGCCACGAATATTCTCAAAAAGTATTTCAACCAGTTGAAATTGGAAGACCGTCCCATGCACTGTGCCACGCCCACGGTGAACAAGCCCGTCGCGTTTTTCGTCCGGGACGAGAACCAGTGGAAGGAAGAGTGTCAAAGCATGGCGCATTATCAGATGAAATACATTGAAGAGTTTGAGAACAAGGAGGAGCAGTTGGCAATCACACGATTTTTCGAGAAGTTCAACGAAAAATTGTACGAGACATACAAGGAGTTGTCCAGTTCAGACAAACAGATGGAACGCCGCATCAACGACAAAATGATGGGCGGGGGGTCGAAAGACAAGATTGACATGTTGGACGAATTGGCCGAGTCCAAATTGCTGACGATAAAACACGACCAAGTTGTGGAAAACCGCCCCAACGCGTTGTGATTATTCGAGGGCCGTAAAAAAATACGCGCCAAAATCGACATAAAAAATCCCAACATAAACGTATATGTTGGGATCCTTGTTCCCAGTACAATCAACGATACAAAAAGTGGGATTTGAAGATGTAAAACAGGCGATAACCCACCAGGCCAATACGTTGCTGATTAATACACTGCCCGTCACTGAACAAGCGGTACTGATACCCACCACCCTCCCTTATGAGAAGGAGGAGGCGACGTTGAATGCCATGTTGTCCAATTACGATACGGGCACATACACAATCATCGTTTACGGTAAACATACGGTGGACGATACCCCAGAAAAAAAATACCGGCAGTTGAAACAACTGGGATTTTCAAACGTATTTGTTTATGTGGGAGGGCGGTTTGAATGGATCTTGTTACAAGACATTTTTGGTGCAGCGCATTTCCCGACGACGTCGATACCTAATAAGGATTTGTTGGTCTACGCACCATTGCGGGGAACCAAGATTACCACGCCCACCCCCACCCTTCCGAATAACAATGATACAATATCTAGAATCGGCTGGTGGTCATAATGATGTATCATGGTTCCCGCAATTACCAGCCATAAATATCCGCGCGACGTACTTCTGTATCATTTGCGTAGGCTCGCGCAACGTCGGTTTGTCGCTCTCCGCGAATGCGGGACGCCACCTCGTCCATGAAATCCAGAATTTCGCACAATTGGTAAAACGAAATGTTTTCGTTGGCATCCAACACGAAACACTGGTCGGCAGGTAAGTCACCCAGCCAACTTTCGTGATAATTGTCGCACGTTTTCAGGTAGTCCAGCGTGATTTGTTCTTCGCCCTCTCGTCCCCGTTCTTGAATGCGCTGGATACACACCTCGGGCTGGGTGCGCAAATAAATAACCGCATCTGTAGAGGTAGGGTGATTACAGAGTCTGCGGCATGTATTGGCATTTTCACAGTAAATTTGGTAATGAACGGGATCGATTTTACCGTCATCGTAAAACATTTTCGTGAATATTTCGCGGTTGGATTCGAGGGACCGTTCCGTGAGAACAATGGCGGGTTTTTTTCGGATGGCGTGGTTTAGTTCGTCAATTTGTGTGGCGTAGGCCATGATTTGAAACGGAAACGCGTATTTCTGAGGGTCTGCGTAGAAACAGGAGAGGAGGTTGTCCGAGCTAGTCGCCGACTGGGTACTCATAGGTTCCAGCGTCGGTTTCCCCAAGAGACCGGACCACCGCGAGACGGGTTCCTGGACGAATTCAATGGAGCGGTGCGAATAAATCTCGGCGGCCTGTTGGAGCCGTGTAAGAAGGGTCGATTTACCGGCACCGATGTTGCCTTCGAGCGAAATTACCACAGTTCGTGACATACTACTAACGGCTTAAAACGGGTTGTATCTTTTATGTAATGACAAGAAATTATATCGTTTTTTTGTCATTTCAATTTTGGTGTATTATAATTTGTCGATAATATAATCAATCAATCGAGTGGTATCAAGATGAATATCGTTCCAAATCCAACACTTTACGGTATATGGGTTACCAACGGGGGTATTTGTGCCGATTTTGTATACTTCGACCACTATTTTACCTCGAAACGGCGTCGAGCTCTTAAAGGTGATTATTATGTAATCATAATAAGCCGCCGCAATCTCTGCGCTAATACCCTTTGGGTAAATTTTTATGTGGTATGGATCCAAAGCATCGTCGGGTTCTCGGCCAGATTCATTCGAATGAATTGTAAAATCATGTGAACAGACTTGTATGTAGTCCCAATCGCGGGTTTTTGTACCAGCATATTCGCAATTGAGTTTTATTAAAAGTTTCGCCAAATAATAGTTCTTCTTATTATTAATGCCATCGGGCTCCAGACGGTACGTGAGAATCATGTAAATATATTATAGGCCCATTTTTTGTAGATTGGTTCTCCACGTTTGGGACCGCGAAAGACGGTTGTCTCGTGGAATGCTTCCAAGGTCAACCATTCTCCGGAACTTTTTATGTTTGATTCTATGAGAACCAAGAATAAAAATCCAAGGTTTTTGTAGATTGGTACCGTCGGAATAGGGTATAACATACACACATACGAAAAATTGAAATCTTTCGCGGCATTTTGTACATCCAACCAATAATACATCACCCACGAAAATGTCGTACGCCTTCAGCTGGCTAAAGTTGCTTGAGCGGTCCTTTGCCCTTTACATCCGAGATTTCACCCCTGAACACATCGTGGAGTTTATCGCTCTGTTGGGGCGCGTGAAAACCCTCTTAGAAGCGGCTCTCCCTCTGGCCCGTCAACGACAAGCTGCCCTAGTGAGGCGAGCCCAACGGGCCGCCGAGGACAAAGAGACGACCATTGACCGGTGGATCAAAAAAACTGAAAAACGGCCGAGAGTTTTGAAAATTTCAGAACTGAAACAGCCCACAGAGGAACCCTGTGGAATCTGTCTGGAGAACCACACGGGTGAAGAAATGGTGGCATGCGGTTGCAGCCACCGTTTTGGGAAAAATTGTTTCCTGCTGATGGCACGTACGAATCTTTCTGGGTCGATTCCGGTGCTTTGTCCGCTGTGTCGCGTACCGGTCAAATCCTTCTCAGGGTTCAGACAGCGGGCGGCACCCAAGCCCCGTAATCCCGTTGCCGCATAAAAAACTGAAAATAGCCTAGTCTGTAGTTTGTGCTTGTAATTTTTTACTACCCTTGCGCGTCGGTTGTAAGAATTTTCGCCAATTTCTTTATATCGTCTTCCAAGGCCTTCTTTATTTTATTAACATTTGCCTGTATGATTTTCATGTCGGGTAACGGCAGTTTACCATCTTTATAAAGAATTTCAAACAAACTGTTTGATTGGCGTACAACTTGATTTTTATAGATGTGAATAATTTGTAAAATTTTTGCTACTGAGGTTGCTTCTGCTGCTGTTGCTGTTGTTGCTTCTGCTGCTGTTGCTGCTGTTGTTGTTGCTGTTGCTTCTGCTGCTGTTGCTGTTGTTGCTGTTGTTGTTGCTTCTGTTGCTTCTGCTGCTGCCCGCTTTTCACTTTCTATTTTTTCATAGATACCGGTGTATGTATCATGAGCCCACGTCGCAATTGATTTATTCATATCGGCTGTTTTTATTCGGATGACATTTATCATTACGTCAATGTCTGGTATAGAAGACAGTGCTTCAAGTTTTTTGGTAGATTCGCCAAAATAATATTCCAGATATTTGAGCCATCGGATTATTTGGTCCGCGGATGGTCCCGTTCCATCTACTTTTCCTTCTCCTTCTCCATCTCCATTTTCTTCTCCATCTCCTTCTCCATTTTCTTCTCCATCTCCATCTCCTTCTACTTTTATTTCTGGTACCGACTCGGTCTCCCCCTTTTTCAAATATTCCAAGATTCCTGTAATATTTATTTTATTCATTTTGAGAAGTGTTAGTATGCTCGGGAAAAAGGGCAAATCACACATTTTAAATTTCTGTTGAAACCAATCGGTATACTTGAAAATATTTTGTAATTGGGGTGGTATCGTGGTACTGTCGCCGAGATAATGAAGCATGTCAAGTTGTACAAATGGTCCATCTGTCGCCAATTTGTCATTATAACTTAAATCTACGGTAAAATTCACAATATTGTCGCGCATGATCGGTTTTTTGTCAATATTTTCTTCGCAAAACATAGGTAGTATTGTGTCAACATCACGAGATCTGTTCAAAATGTCCTGATAAGAAAAAATAGTTATAAATCCGTGTCGCAATGGATTGTCGATTTGCGGCGCAGTTAAAATAGATGCTTTAACGCGAGGTATGAGCAGCGCAATTGTTTTAGTATTCAGCTTATCCTGCGTTTTGTCCGCCAGTTTCGCGTTTAGGATTTCGCTCGTTGCTTCTAGAGTCTGATAAAGGGTTTGGCGTGTCTGTTTTAATTTTTTGATAATATCTGTACTGTTTTTTGGATCATCTAAATTGTATTCTCCCAACGCTTTTTGTATTTTAGTTAATTTTGGTTCAATAATTTTATTTATACCGGTACTATCTTTTTTATCATCTTTTTTATCATCTTTTTTATCATCTTTTTTATCATACGTTACTCCAATATTTAATAAAATCGGATTTGTTGTGTATTGAGTGGGATCTTCTGGGTCAATACGTCCAAATTCCTGGAATATATCATTGAGCTCCTGTAAATTACTATCCAGTTTCTCAATATTATTGTCTTCCATGATGTAATAAATATATATTTATTATAAATATATTTATTATGAATATATTTATTAAGGTAAATGTCAAATTGCACTAAAAATATTAGCAGCCAGAGCGAAGGCATTTACGTGGGATGTGCCCAAGGTGTTTTCTGTTGTGACAACTTTCAATGATGTTTCTTTCAAAAAATCCTTTATATAATTTTTTATTTCATTTAGTCTGTTTTTATCGGACGGATTAGATGCCAATTCAATAATAAAATTCTTATAATGACATAAAACCAATATACCATAATATATGTCTATACCATACTGTATGTCGGGATCAATCTTGACGGCCGGACGTAAGATTTCAGCATTAAGTGCTGGGAAAAAATCTTTTACACCTTGAATCCAAGATAAATCATCATCTCGAAGAATATCATTAGAGAATGACATGAAAAATTTTTTAATACACGTCATTAATTCAGACGCACATCCCTTTCTATTGGATATATTCTGTTTTTTTATTTCTAAAAACAACGCAGGACCGTAACCATGTAATCTGTTCAAATCGTCAGTACTATTAACACGATGACGGTAAATTCTCTCAAACTCTTCAATTGTGGCAAATAATTCTATGGGATTATATCCAAATACCAATAGGATATTACACATATTTCCCAGAAAATCCAACGAATATTTGGTAATAATTATATCTAGTTGTTGAATACGAACCTTATCGGTGTGTGTCGGTTCACAAGTGCCTAAAAAATAAGGAAAAGTGATAGAAATGAGGTTTAATTCGGGAATTGCGTAATAAATTTTTATTTTGTAATTTATTAGTCCGGTCGCCGCTCCATCTCCATCTGTATATGTAGAATAATTTGTATCCATTCTAAAATTTCTATACACGGGGTTTGTTGAAGTACAAGGGTTTGGCGAGACAACGGTCTTCTTAGCTTTCGCAAGTTTCTCGGTGAGATCCTTTATTCTTTTTCTTTCGGCTTCTTCAGCTGCTTTTCTTTTGGCTTCTTCAGCTGCTTTTCTTTTGGCTTCTTCAGCTGCTTTTCTTTTGGCTTCTTCAGCTTCTTTTTTTGCTTTTTCAGCTGCGTTTTCAGCTTCTTTTTTTGCTTTTTCAGCTGCGATCTCCTTCTTTCTTCCTTCTTTATGCAAATCTTCTACAAATTGTCTAGTAGAATCCCTGTCATCACTCATTTATAATATTTGTATATATCTATATAATATTGATATATACTTAGATAGTAGTTTGTTGTATTCTAACGCTTGGCCGTTTGGCCGCGTCTCAATTTTCTGCGTTTAGAACGCTTGCTTTCAGTTTTTCTCGATTTTTGGGGGAAAGCCTTTGACGAATCGGCCGAACCGCCACGAGAGAATCTAGTTTTTGGTTTATCTTGCAATATAATGTTAAACAAATCTGTACTACTAATAATAGCATATTCAAATACATCATTGCCAATACTTTCATTTTTATTAATCAATTCAACATATTTTTTTGTGGAATACATATAAAAGCATAAAAATACCGTAGTTTTTTTTATAATATCGACAACATTTTGATCATTTATAGCGACTATTGTACTATTTTTTATTTTATTATTAATTTCTTGAACAAATTTTTTGATTTGATCATGTTGTTTGATATTATCATATCCTCCAGTACGTTCTTTAAATTCTGTGGCAAAATTTTCGAAGAATTGTGTAAAATAGGATATGATATTATTCGCGTGTTCTATGTGTTTTTTATCATTTACTATATTCATAGTATCTGCTATATGTATTATATTATTTTTTGCTGTTTGTTCTTTTGCTGTTTGTTCTTTTGCTAACTCAGTAAAGACGTTTATTATTTTATCTTCACCAACAACCATTTGTATAAGATGAACCATATTTACTAAAAAATTCAACGAATAAGTGGTAACAAATTTATAGAGTCCTTTTATTTTATCAACAGTATTCTGTTGACTTTTATTTGCAGTAACACATTCTTTATTTTCTGGAATATACGGTAGTGTGAAATCGATTATTGTATTATCATGATACTTAATTGCTATTTTATTCGACATTAGTCCGTTAATTCCTGTAAAATGGTTTTCATTATATGGTAAGTACGAAGTATCCATTGTAAATCCGTGATGAATAGGGCTTGTGCTGGTACATAGGTTTCCATTCGCTCCCTTTTCCACTGCCGCTGCCACTGGCACACCCGTTGCCACTGCCGCTGGCGCATCCGCTGGCGCATCCGCTGGCACACCCGTTGCCACTGGCGCTCCCGCTCCCGCTGCCTCATCCTTCTCGGCTTGCTCGCGTGCAGCCTTGTCCTTGGCATCCTTCTCGGCTTGCTCAGCATATTCCCCTACCGTTTTCGCATGATCCATATCCGTTATCTCTACCGTTGTATGTCCCTCGGGCGGTGTCGCTGCCGATGCCGCTGGCGCTCCCTCTCCCTCTCCCGCTCCCGCTCCCGCTCCCGGTG